TTCTTTTATTATTTATTATTGATGATAATTAATAATTAATATAAATAATTTAAATATTTCTCTTTTTGTGTGTCTTTTTCTCTTTATCGCAGGATAAGACACAAACATCTAATTGTGCCACGTAGTGAAGAAAGAAAGTCTTCCGTGGTGTCTTTTTAAATTGTGCCACGTAGTGAAGAAAGAAAGTCTTCAAGTATTCAGTTTTTGAAAGGAGCATAAACAATGACAGAAGCAACAGTACATAAGCGACGAAAGACAACTTCTAAATCTAGTGTGTCTTTAAAATTCAAGCGTGTAACGCCAGATGCGAAAGCCCCTTACAAGGCTACAGCGTCCGCCGCTTGCTATGATGTATTCGCAAATGACACAGTGACTTTATACCCTCAAAGAGGGCAAGATAAAGCATATAAGGTGTCGACGGGAGTAGCTTTTGAGATTCCCGAAGGATACCATTTAGAAGTTTATGTCCGTTCTTCTACAGGTTTAAAAACAAAACTGAGACTAGCCAACGGCACAGGGATTGTTGATAGTGACTATGTTGATGAATTGTTTTTGCTTGTTGAGAACATTGGCAGTAGTGTAGTAAGAATCAATAAAGGGGAACGTATCGCACAGCTTATGCTCGTTGAGAATGTCCCAACAGAATTAGTAGAAGTAGATTCGCTCACTAAAGATAGTACACATAAAGGTTTTGGAAGCACAGGAAAGGACTAATGAAGATGGATACAACAAAAGGAATTAAAGTACATGATATCGTGTGGGTGAATTTAAACCCCCTTTGGGCTACTGATGGTCAGACAGGGTACGCAGAAGTTCTTAATATCGAAGAAGATAAAACGGAAGGCATTACATATTATGATGTGCGCTTTCGTGGTTCTGATGACATTATTTATGATGTAGAAGATTTTTGTGTTTATCCCATAACCAGTACAGGAGATGTGCTTCCTAACGGATCTTTTGATGTTATTTTTGTTGTAGATAAGGCAGAAGATGCAAAGACTACACAGCAAGATAAGGAAGACACAATGCATGATAAACATTACCGAAATGCTGTTGTCGAACCTATCCTTGTGATGCAGGCTTTATTTAATCATGATGAGCTTGTGGGCTTTCTGAAAGGTAACATCCTTAAATATCGACTCCGTCTGGGGCATAAAGGCACTGAGGAAGATATGAAAGCTGATTATGATAAACTTTGTGTCTATGAAATGTGGTTAGATACAATCAAGAACGGGGAACGTATCGAATTGTAATGGCCACTACAAAAAAAAAGGAGAAATAACGATGAAGGAAACAATGAACAAACCTTATGTTGTCTATGCAAACAAGCTCCTGCGCTTTTTATATGGTGGGACTTATGACAATGATACCTTGTGTCTTTTGGGAGTCATTGCCGCCAAGTCCCGCAGGAAGCATGTAAAGCTTGAAGATGGCATTAAGACAGCCATAGCAGATTTACTACTTGAAAATGCCGACGGCATGATTTTAGTTACTCGTGCAAGTATATTATAAAAGAGGAGAAATGAAACATGAATATGAATGATGGTGTAATTACAGGTAAGGCTATGTGGTGTCATTTAGCAGACACAGAAACCTTTAATGGCACAGACACAAACAAATATAGCATTACGCTTGTTCCGTCTGTTGAAGATATGAATAACTTGATGCAGGAAGCACAGACGATTTGGGAAGAATTTAAAGAAACACTCAAGAACAAAAAGTTTGCCGCTGAGCCTAACATGGGTTCGTACCGTGAAGATGATAATGGGGATGCAAGCGTCAAATTTGTTACCAATGCTCATATTGTCACGAAGGCAGGTAAAGAAATCGACAAGGTTGTCCCTGTCTTTGATGGTGCTGAACGTCCTGTCACTCGAAAAATCAAGAGTTCTATTGGGAATGGTAGTGTTGTTGCTGTAGCTTATCAGCTCTTTCCGTATTACAACACATCTAAAAACTTTGGTGTGTCTTTCCGCTTGCAGGCGGTTCAGTTGTTGAAGTACGTACCGTACGGCAATGGGCAGGATGCAAGCTCTTTCGGTTTCAAGAAGCACGAAGGGGCATTTGATGCTACGTCTGTCATTGATGAGGATGAAGAAGACACACGTTCTGACGTAGATGTACCGTTCACGGACGGTTCGGATGACGGTGAAGATTTTTAAAGAGTGGTGATAAGACCTGAAACGAAGTTTTTGTAATGGGGGTGCGTATACATACAGACCACCTAAAAAAAGAAGTCATTTTGAAGACACCATTAGCGCACAAATTAGGGAGCTAAAGAAGCAGGAAAAATATGAGATGTACTACATCAACTATGAAAAACCTGCCGCACAGCATAAGTATACTCCAGATTTTGTGTTGCCAAATGGAATCATTATAGAAGCAAAGGGGATTTTTGAAAGAGAAGACAGACAGAAGCACTTGCTTATCAAGATGCAGTATCCTAATTTGGATATTCGGTTTGTCTTCCAGAATCCGAAGTTGAAGTTATATAAAGGCAGTAAGACAACCTATGCGGATTGGGCGGAGAAAAATGGATTTAAATACTCCACTAGACAGATTCCCGACGCATGGTTTAGAGAAGCTAAGAAGCCTATAAAAGGTCTTATCCCTAAAAAGAAAAAGTAAGGGGTGAGAGCATGAATTTGAAGTACAAAGAAAGAGAGGAAACTAACATGGTGCGTGTCTTATTTGAACCGAAGGTGAAGACCGTTCGGGAAATTTATGTAGAACAGCGACGAGAAGGGCTGTTCAATATCGGGTATCATTTGATCGTGATGCCGAATGGTGAAGTAAAAGAAGGGATTCCCTTCCTTGCTTATGGTGACTATAGACTCGCTCATGCAGAAGATTCCGTCTATGTGCTGTTGGTCGGATGTGATAATGAAAAGGACATGTCCGATGCACAGCGCAAAACCATGAGGGACATTAAGAACAAATACACACTTGCTGTACACTATGGGGATGACTAGGCATGTCGGGAATTGTACAGGCACATATTCCGTGTCCTTATTGCGGAAGCCATGATGCCGCTACATTGTATGATGATGGACACACATATTGTTTCAGTTGTCATCATACAGAATTTCCGAAAGAAGGTGAAGAGGTGGCTAAACATGCCATTATTCCTCATGAGGACATGGAGTTTAAGACACTCCGTGCTAGGGGCTTGTCTGCTGAAACATGTGAGCGTTACGGATATTATGTTACAAAGACACAACTAGGAACCGTTCAAGTCGCAGAGTATCGTGATGAGGACGGTTCTGTTCTTTTTCAGAAGTTACGGACAAAGGACAAGAAGTTCTATCTGAACGGTACTTCTGCTTACAGATTTTTTGGGCAGAATCTTTTCCACAGCGGCAAGAAGCTTGTCATTACAGAGGGAGAGATTGATTGTCTGACTGTCTCCCAGATGGGTGGCAACAAGTGGCCTGTTGTGTCTTTACCTCATGGGTGTACATCGGCTAAACGTACCTTTAAAGAAAACCTCGAATGGCTAGAGTCTTTTGGTGAAGTCATTGTCATGTTTGACATGGACGCTCAGGGACGAAAGGCTGTTGAGGATGTGCAGGGGATGTTGTCTCCACACAAATTAAAGATTGCAGACTTACCTGAAAAGGATGCTAATGCGTGCCTTATAGCAGGTAAGGGAGATGCAATTATACAGGCCATCTTTACCGCAAAGGAATATAGGCCAGATGGAATTATTAATGCCGCTGACATTGAAGATGAATTTTTCAGTGATGACACAGAAGCTCAATGTTATGACTACCCATGGTGCAAGGGGCTGAAAAGTATCACGAAGGGACTCCGTAAAGGTGAGCTTGTGATGCTGACAGCAGGCACAGGCATTGGGAAGTCTACAGCGGCTCGTGAGATTGCCTACAAACTCAAGGTGAAGGATGGGCTGAAAATTGGGCTTGTCTTTCTTGAAGAAAATCCGAAGAAGACACTTCGCGAGTTGTTGTCTATCCATGTTGAAAAACCTCTGTCTATTATGTGGGGCAGTGTAGACAAGGAAAAGTTAAAGACAGCCTATGAAGAGCTGTTCAGCGATAAACGATTTGTCCTCTATGATCACTTTGGTTCTGTTGAGAGCGGGAACCTGTTGTCGCGTATCCGCTATTTAGCCGTGGCGGAACAGTGTGATTTTATTATCTTTGACCATATATCTATTGCCGTATCAGGCATGGATGAAGGTGGGGATGAGAGGAAGACCATTGATAAATTGATGACACAGCTCCGTTCTCTTGTAGAAGAAACAGGTGTTGGAATGATTATTATTTCCCATTTAAAAAAGACAAGTGGTGAAAAATCATTTGAAGAAGGTGGAATCATCTCTCTGGATGACTTACGTGGTAGTGGTACATTGAAGCAGTTACCTGATGAAGTATTAGCACTTGAGCGCAACCAACAGGCAGAGGATGAGTCCGAAAGAAACTTGATTAAAATTCGTGTCTTAAAGAATCGCTTTGCAGGGTCTACAGGGCTTGCAGGGTATCTCCATTGGGATAAGGACAGACACAGATTACTAGGAGAGGAAGATGAAACATGTCAAGAGTTTTAAAGTACCCTGTTGTGAACACAGACATTACATTTAACGAACTGCCTGATAAGATGGCATATGCTATTGAATTAGGGGCTTGCAAACAGCATTGTGTTGGTTGTCATAGTCCAGAATTACAGAAAGAAGATGTACCCTTAACGCCACTTCTTGATATTTTAGAAGAAGCAAAGGACTCCATTGATGCAGGGGCAAACGCTATTGTTGTAATGGGCGGTACAAATAATAAGCATATTACAGAAGAATCCTTGATTGCTCTCCTATGTGATTTGTCATTTATTGCTCCTACAGGTTTATATAGTGGGAGTGATGATGAAGAACGTGACAAGATGATTGCAGTTGAAGGCCATTGTACTTGGTTGAAGACAGGCCCTTATGTAGAGTCTTTGGGTGGTCTTGAGAGTCCTCGGACAAATCAACGCTTTTACTACATCGCGCAGTCTTACCGTTTAGATAAGAATGACAATGTGGTGTTTGTTCAGCCTTGCTTTTTGGATGAGACACACAAATTTTGGAAGAAGGTGGAGAATGTTACCTAATGTTGATTTAAAAGAAAAGATTAAATACATCCATGATTATATGTTGTCTTCCAATGCCGCTACGGCATCTAAGGTAGATGCGAACAGTAATGTTACGCAGAAGACGATTGCAGGCTTGGAAGCTGAATTATTTAAACCAGACACTATCCAGATTAACCGTAAGTTGGTTAAAGACAAACTGACTCAGATGTTTGGTGAAGATATGGCAAAGGCGTATGAAGATGACCTTGCAAATCATTATATCTATACACATGATGAAACATCTTTGAAGCCTTATTGTGCCAGTATCACTTTGTATCCCTTCTTGTTGGAAGGTACGAAGTGTTTAGGTGGTGTGTCTAAAGCACCAAAGAACTTGCAGAGTTTTTGTGGCTCATTTGTCAATCTTGTTTATCAGATTGCAAGTAATTTTAGTGGTGCTATTGCTACCGTTGAGTTTCTCCACATGTTTGATTACTTTGCACGCAAACAGTGGGGCAAAGATTACCTCAAGAAGCATTTTGAAGAAGTCGCTCAAGAATTTCAGGGTGTTGTCTACGCACTGAATCAGCCAGCTAGCGCAAGAGGTGACCAGTCGGTATTTTGGAACATTAGTGTGTTTGACCATGATTACCTGAAAGAAATGTTTGGGGGTTTCTACTATCCAGACGGTACACAGGTAGACATTGAAAGCACCTATCGGTTGCAGAGATATTTCTTGCAATGGTTCAGACAAGAACGAAAAAAAGAATTATTGACGTTCCCTGTTGTCACCGCCGCACTCCTGACCGATGGCAAAGGTGGTTTCAAAGACAATGCTTTTATGCAAGCACTGGCAGATGAACAGGCAGGGGGTCTTTCCTTCTTTGTCTATATGTCTGATAAGGTAGATAGTCTCGCTTCTTGCTGTTTTGACGCTAATCAACGCGTATTAGTACGCAATGAAGATGGTGTCAAACTTATCCGAATTGGTGATTTTAAACCAATGAAAAACTTAACTATCTTTTTTGATGGTAGTTGGGTAAAAGGTAGCTTTGTGAAGACAACACCTACAGATAAAATGTATCGAATTGTGACTTCAAATAAAAAAGAAGTTTTGTGTACCTCTAATCATATTTTCCCAACACTGGCGGGAGATAAGAGGGCGGATGAAATTACTACCGATGATTGGCTTATGTTTAACGATAGAGCCTATAAAGAGGGTAGCGGTGAATATAAAGATGGCTTCCTTATCGGGATGTATTTAGGTGATGGTTCTATGTATGAACGGGATGACTGCGATTCTATCGAAGTTACCCTATCGCTGAATGAGGATAAGGTTAAGAAATGCATTGAATATATCCAAGGTTGGTGTATATATCCATCTAAAAACAATGTCGTATTCGCAAAGACAAGGGATAAGAGCATTGCCGCCTTTATTAGACGTTGGGTTAAGGGAGATAAATGTAATACAAAAGAGCTTAACATGGATGTTTGCAACAAAAGTTTAGAGTTCCGTCGCGGTATCCTTGATGGCTTTTATGCAACCGACGGTGGAAATAGCAACAGAATTTATACCACATCTAAAAAACTAGTAGAACAGATGGAAGCACTGCTCACAACAATGGGTGTCCAGACAATCATAGACAAAAGCGACAGAACGGATGAAAAGGTAATCATTCGTGGGGAAGAGTTTACTCGCAATTTCCCTCTGTATTGCATTCGGTGGTATGACCCGCAGAATAAACGCTCTATGGGTGATGTATATAAGATAACACTTAATGGTACTTTCTTTAAAGTATCTGAGGTACAGGAAATAACGAACTATGATGAGCCTGTATACTGCTTTAATATGGCAGAGGGAAAAGAACCGTATTTCACCTTGGCGAATGGTATCCAAACTCACAATTGCCGCTTACGAAATGAATTGGCAGACAACACGTTCAGCTACACGTTGGGCGCAGGTGGTGTCGTTACGGGTTCTGCTCGTGTCATTAGCTTGAACATCAACAGTATCGGTCAGTGTGGTATTAAGCTTGACGAAGTAGTGGACAGAGTACATAAGTACCTGTTGGCTCATCGTGAAGTGCTGAAAGGTTACATTGATGCAGGTTTGCTTCCCGCTTACACACAGGGCTTCATGGACATTGATAAGCAGTTCTTGACCCTTGGTGTGAATGGTGTCTTGGAATACTTTGAGTACCTGAGAGACAAGAAAGGTACTGTGACAGACAAGGAATATCCTAAGTATTTAAAGGAATTGTTAGGTTTCCTTACGATGTCTAATAAGGCCGCTCTGTCTGAGTATGGAGTCCGCTTCAATACTGAGTTTGTTCCTGCCGAAAATCTCGGTGTTAAAAATGCTAAATGGGATAAGGAAGCAGGTCTTTATGTACCTCGTGATTGCTACAATAGTTATTTCTACCCTGTAGAAGACACGAAGGTGAACGTACTAGATAAAATCAAACTGTATTCAAAGGACATTGTGCAGTACCTTGATGGTGGCTCGGCGCTTCATCTGAATCTTGAACAGATGTTGAGTGCAGAACAGTTTGTCCTTTTGTATAGGCTGTGTGCTGACTATGGCGTACAGTATTGGACAACCAATGTCTTATGTACGATTTGCAATGATTGTGGCTATATCAACACAGACACAGAAAATCATTGTGTGAAATGTGGGAGTACGGATGTAGATTATGGTACTCGTGTTATTGGGTATCTGAAACGCATTAGTAACTTCTCCGAAGCAAGGCAGAAGGAAGCAGGAAAACGATTCTATCATCATTTGAAGAAGTAAGGGGGGTGTCTTAATGTGGTTCATTAAGTTCTATGATGCCTTGTGGCGAAAACTGTATCAGTGGAGCCTTAAGGTACAGGCACAGCGACAGAAGAATATTAGTTTGATTGCTGATAAAAAGAGAGAGCTTGCAAGTAAACTCCGTAATGAAGCTTTCAATCTCGATACGGAAGCAGAAGATTTAGAAAAAATGCGATAGGTGATTAGTATGTCTAAAGGGTTCGCTAAGAAACAAAACAAATATGTTATAAAAGGTGACACTGCTTATATCTTTCTTGAAAATAGAAAAGGAGAGGTTGTAGACAAAGCTTTAATAGACAGAGAAGACCTTAATAAGGTTCTCAGCCGCAGGTGGTGTAGAAGTAAACGTTCTAAATATAGAAATGCTGTGTATGCTTGCAGTTCTGCCCCTACTGCTGTTGATATGCATACTTTTATCCTAGGGAAGCAAGAAGGAAAGGTCATAGACCATATTAACGGTAACGGTTTGGATAACCGCAAAAAGAATTTAGAGCATGTTTCTCGCTCAGCTAATAATCGTAATCAAACACCTCACAAAAAATCAGTGGGTGTGCGTTACATAGCGGCCACAGGAAGGTATAGGGCGCATATTATGAACCACTATCATCAAATAAATTTAGGGACGTATGATACTTTAGAAGAAGCGCAAGCGGCCAGAAATAGAGCAGAACACGATTTAAGGTACGTTTAATTTAGAAAGGATGGTTCTATGTTAGTCTTTGATATTGAAACGAACGGCTTATATGCCGACGTTACAAAGCTTTTTTGCTTGAGTGTCTATAATACAGACACACAGGAAATGAAGCAGTATGATGATGTACACGCAGAACAAGGTGTCCATGAGTTATATGATGCATGGAAAAGAGGGGTGTGTCTTTGTGGACACAATGTTATTAATTATGACCTTCCCACCTTGGCAAAACTTTTTCCGTGGTTTGAGATTACGCATGATATGCATAAGGATGTAGTAGACACCCTTGTTTTGTCACGGCTCATCTATTCTCATATCGAAGACATGGATGCAGGACTTATCCGAAAGAAACAGCTACCCTCTAAGCTTTATAAATCCCATAGCCTAAAGGCTTGGGGGTATCGTTTGGGTGAACTAAAGGGTACATATGGAGAGGAAGATGATGCGTGGGCTTGTTACAATCCTGAAATGCTTGCTTATAATAAGCAGGACGTAGTTGTAACGGTGAAGCTCTATGAAAAGCTTGCTTCATACGATTATGCACCAAAGGCCATAAAGCTTGAGCATGAAGTTGCATGGTTGATGTCTAAGCAAGAAAAAAATGGGTTTCCCTTTGACCTTAATAAGGCTAAGGAACTAGAAGCTACCTTGCGTGCTAGAGCAGGTGTCTTGACAGCGAAATTAATCCAGATTGTACCTCGTGTACCTGATAAGATTTTCGTACCGAAAAGAGATAACAAGCGTCTTGGCTATAAAGCAGGGGTTCCCGTCCAGAAGTATAAAGACTTTAATCCAAATAGCAGACAACAGATTGAATGGCTATTACGAACACATTACGGTTATTCTCCCTCAAACATTGATTGCTATGATGTGGAAGACACGGATGCAGATGATGTTTACTTGTCACAGTGTCGATTGAAGATTGATGATGAAAGCATGGGATTTATGAAGGAAGACCCTCACGCTCCTGATGAAGTGAAAGCCGTGGTGTCTGTACTTGAGGAGTCCTTGATGCTCAAAAAGCGTTTAGGACAGCTTGCAGATGGTAAGAATGCTTGGTTGTCTATGATTGGAAAGGATGGTAATATCCATGGTTCTGTTATCCCTAATGGGGCTGTTAGTGGTCGTGCTACTCATTCCAGACCGAACGTCGCACAAGTCCCACACGTTGGGAGTCCGTATGGCAAGGAATGTCGGGAACTCTTTAGAGTACCTGACGGATGGTGGCAGGCAGGGATAGACGCTTGTGGTCTTGAACTCCGTTGCCTTGCCCACTTCATGTATAAGTATGATGGGGGCCAATATGCCCATACGATTCTGAATGGTGATATACATACCATGAACCAGAAAGCCGCGGGACTGCCCACACGCAATCAAGCGAAGACATTTATTTATGCATTCCTTATGTAACATTGAGGAATTAAAATCCATTGAAAACGGTGAAACTCTCCTTGTGGAGACAATACCGTGCTAAGATTTTGAAGGAGTACGCATTTATATGAATAAAACTAAGCATTATAAAGGGAAGGAGCATCCCCAGTATAAATATGGTGAAGGGGAATTTGTCAGAAAAAGGGCTGAGATTAAAGCTAAGATTGGCAAATGTGAACGCTGTGGTAAAGATTTAACAAATGCAGGGCATTATGAGTGGGTAGTACACCATAAAAATCATAATCATTATGATAATTCAGAAGGGAATTATGAGTTATTGTGTAAGCGTTGTCATCAATTAGAGCATAAGTGTATAAATAATATACCTAAGACGTATGAAAAGGTATGCTTACTATGTGGTGAAACTTATACAGCTAAAGCACCTAATCAAAAATATTGCCATGAATGTCTGAAAGTACAGCGAAATATGCGTAGATATAGAAGTTTTGAACAGATAAAAGCTTATATTCTTCAAAATAAAGTGTAACGACTATTCCGAAAGGAAGTACACCATAAGCTAATGATGGTGGAAGCGGTGGACATTGATGAGATAGTCTATTCTTTATGGTGACATAAAGCAGTTCATAAGAGAACGCTTAGGGGCTTGCGACCTCTAGGGAATACAAAGTATGGAGCAGGAGACGCAAAGATTGGAAAAATCGTAGGGGGTACAGCAGGGCAGGGAAAGCAGATTAAGAAGAAATTCAATAAGGCTATTCCTGCTATTGCGAAGCTCAGACAGGCTGTAGAAAATGCACTTGTCTACCCTATTGATTATAAACAGTGTCATGGGAAACCTAAAGTCACATGGAAACGTCATTTCCTCTATGGTCTTGACAGACGCAAACTACATGTAAGAAGTCCTCACAGTGCCTTAAATCTGCTCTTGCAATCAGCAGGTGCTTTGATATGCAAGAAATGGATTGTCACGACAGAGGAGCGATTATTGGCGAGAGGGTTAAGACATGGGTGGGATGGAGATTTTGCATTGATGGCATGGGTGCATAAACTTCATTGTGCACACTAAACTAGGTGAACTCGGTGAAACCCCTAAGGGGCAATACCGAACTAAGCCACAGGAGGACATATGCGAGGTAAACCATTGATTTTGAAGAAATTAGATAATGGATGCATTGTTCCTACGTCACACAAATTAAATGCAGATGGTTATTTCAGATACCACATCAGGATAAAGCCAAAGAATATTGGATGAAAAATAATTGTACAGGTACAGCTTTGGCTACTTTATTTGGTGTGTCGTTCTCTACCGCATGTAGATGGGTAAGAGAGTGGAAAGCGTAGAGACTATCCGTAAGGAGTAGGGACAGGGGTGCGATTCCCCTGTTACCCGAAGTGCCTAGTAGCACAAACCTCATGTGCTAATGATATAGTCCGACACCCTTAGCAATAAGGGAATACAGTAAGGATGAACAGCAGATTGCGTGTCGTACCGAAGAAATTGCAAAGATTGTATGTGAAGAAGCACAACAGGCGATGAGAGACACACAAGAATATTTTCATTTTCATGTTCAATTAGATACAGAGGGTATCATTGGACACAATTGGTTTGATTGTCATTAAGAAGGGAGAACACACGATGAAATTTGAAGATGTAAAAGTAGGTATGCTTGTTGGGGTTACGGGTCCGCACTCCGTTCATTTTCCGAATGGTGCAGAAGTAATTGAAAAGGAGAGTATTGATAATTCTATACGCATTGAAGATAGGAAGACGGGGTATAAGATGTACTTTTTTGAAGCAGGTGTGGAGTATACTATGGCAGACATTCATCCCCTTGTGGAATCTAAATCCTATTTTAGAAAGTTGCCCCCTACAACACTCAAGGTGGCTACATATTTAGGACTTGATGCCGAAAAGGTGACATGCTATGTAGACAAAGAAAAGGGTACAATCACTGTACGGCAGGGGGATATAGAAGCAAAAGCAAAGAAGTCCCCTAAAGATACATGGGACTTTCGTCTTGGAATGGGGCTTGCTCTTTGTCGTTTAAAAGAAAAGGTGTCTGAAAGCAAAAAGTTGCCTTTCCAGACTCCGTACTTTTACGCAATGAGTACAGAGGCGACAAATCACTCGATTGTGGGTATTTACCCCTCATTTTTTATGGATGCTATTCAATATGCGATGGGGAATGTATTTCACACAGAGGAAGAAGCTGAAAGTGCTTGTAAGGAAATGGCAATACGTACCCAGATGATCGTTGATTTTTGTAAAAAGCAGTGCTGGTGATTTTCACACTGTTATTATTATTATTATCAGGGGGAGTTATATGTACGCTAAAAGAATCCGTTGTAAAAAATGTGGCCGTACCTTGGTTACAGGCTGTGCAAAGAATGTAGAAGAGATTACATGTTCGTGTGGTTATGTTACCTATCCACATTCCGCAGAGATGAAAAAGGAACTGTCTAAGAATGAAAGGAGACACAATAAGTATGAAAAAGCATGACTATAACATCATTGATAACACATACGTCTATGGTCTTGATGAATCTATTGTAGCGTCTGGCTACCCTATGTCTGATAAAATCAATCCATGTAATTTAGAAACACGGGGTGCTACTAGTGGGGATATGAAACGTGCCATGCGTCTTGGTAAAGCACCAGCCGGCAGTGGGCATGATTGTTATTTGAAGGGTATCATTGTACAGTTTGATTTGACCCTTACTAAACAGGCATGGCCCGAAGCACAGCGTTATCATTTCTTAGACTTTGTGTCTTCCATGTCCGCTATGCATATGTTGGCAAAGATGGATGTCCGCTTCATCTCTTATACAGACCGTAAAATCATTGATTTGTTCCTTGATATTGTTCGGGACTACAATCAGGAGCCTAGTGAAGAAAATTGGCGGCGTATGATCTACAGCTATCCTAGCGGCCTGTTGCTGACAGCTCGAATGACAACGAACTACTTACAGCTAAAAAATATATATGCACAGAGAAAGACACATAGATTACCTGAATGGAAAGTTATTTGCAATTGGATTGCTTCATTGCCAAAGGCGAAAGAGTTGGGGGTGGTAGAATGACAGCAATGTATACTATCTATGGTGATAACAGCAAGTTCCTCAAAGAACGCCATATGCAAGTGACACGTAACCATGCTGTCTATGACACTATTCGTGGCCGTCTTGCCCTGAATGAGGGTTATTGTCCTTGTCAGCCTAGCAAGACGAAAGACACCATTTGTCCTTGTAAGTACATGCGTAAATACAGTACATGTCGATGTGGTCTTTATGTCCCTGCCTCGGAGGGGGACGACGATGTATAAGCCGATGAAGAAACCTATCACAATCCTTGTGGATGCTGACATGGCTGTGTATCGTGCCTGTTCCTCTTGTGAATGTGAAATTAACTGGGGTGATAATATTTGGACACTTCATGTGGATTTCAACGAAGCCCTTGCATACTTACAAGACCATATGGATGGTTGGATTCAGAGGGCCTTGGAGCTTGACCAGTATTCAGGAAATGTAAATGTTGTCTATGCTTTTTCGGATGATGACAATAACTTTAGAAAGAAACTCTTGCCTACCTATAAGCTGAATCGTGTTGGTAAAAGAAAGCCTGTTGCCTATCATGCACTCAAACAATGGGTGCGTGATAATTGGGTGTCTGAACAAGTAGACACACTAGAAGCGGACGATGTTATTGGCCTGTTGGCTACAGGGAAGTACAAAGGAAACAACATCATTATCTCTGCTGATAAAGATATGCAGACGATACCAACAAAGATTTATAACTTCCTGACAGACACCTTGGTAGAGGTGACACAGGAAGAAGCAAATTATAAACTGCTCTATCAGACTCTTGTAGGGGACACAGCGGATAACTACACAGGTTGTCCAAAAATTGGCAAGGTGAGAGCAGAACGTATTTTAGATGATAATCCCACATGGGAAGCTGTTGTTGAGTGTTTTAAAAAAGCAAACCTTACAGAAGATGACGCACTCTTACAGGCCCGTGTGGCACATATCTTACAGGATGGAGATTATGAGAAAGGAAAGGTAAAATTATGGACACCCCAAAATTTACACTCGTAAATGATGTAACACTTGACGATATGGAAATTATTGTAACGGCCATTGCACATAAAGCAGATAAAAATCCGACGCCTTTGTTCAGACACAGAAAGTCCATTCAGGATTTAGCACAGCAGATGTGGAAAATGCAGAAGCTTGGTACACTGGCTGTCTTTGCAGATGAACAGGGGAAATATGCAGGTGTCTTAGCTTGTAATGTGGTTGAGCTTTGGTGGATTGATGGCCCTGTATTGGTGGAAGATTTGGTGGCTTCCATAGACACAAAACCTAATGGCTTTGGACGATTTGCAGTCCAGCTATTGGAGGACATTGCACGTGATAATGAGTGTGTCATGATCTGCTCAGGTAGTAGCATGGTTCAAGACACGCCGATTGTTCGTAACATGTATAAGAAACATGACTTTGTTGTCTATGGTGAATCCTATTTGAAGGAGATGGCTTAGATGATTATGCATGATGAATTACCTTTTGTTCCTCGTGATGTTGTTGATTATCTAAAGGCCATTTATACGCCTGATTTTTTCATTAATGCAGATGTAGACAACAATGATATTCGTATGGGTTACATGCAGGGATGTACAGAAATTATTTACGTTCTTCATAATCTCGCAGAAAGGAAGGACTGATTATGTCTAGTGGTGGTTGGTTGGGAAGTTTACTGAATCTTCCCATGAAGATTATCTCCAGTATCACAGGAGCAGGGAGTAACACCTATAGTGCATCGGATAACTATAGTCCGACAGTAAAGGCATCTGACTTGGTGTCTAGTACAACAGCGCAGACACCAGATGCACCTGTAATGGGTGATGATACAACATACTCTCAGAAGAAAAGAAATAAACGTGGACTGTCGAGCTTGTATGTAAATAATGGTACGAGTGGTACAGGTTCCACAGGTGATTATACAGGAAGGAGTGGTCTTTAATGTCGAGTGGCGGTTGGTTAGGACACACGGTGTCTAAGGCATGGCATGGTGTCACAGGGGCTGTAAAGAATACAGTTAATGCTGTAACAGGCGGTATTTTGGGTGGCTACAATAACAGTGTAGCAGGGAGTGACCAGCAGGTTGTAGTTACGCCTAGTGCCGCCCCTGCTCCCACAGCAACGGAACAGGCTGAATATGATGCCGCAGTGCAGAACCAGAAAAAGAAGCGTGGTAAAAACTCGCTCTATGTTTCCTCGTCCGCAGGTTCCAGTGGTAGCGGTTCAGGTATTAACTTATGAGTAGTGGCGTAGACACCAATACATTTTATCGGACAGATACCGCAAAGTCTCGTTATGATAAATTGGTGTCCGATAGAAAGGTGTACGTAGACAGAGCGGTAAAGAACGCAAAGATTACGATTCCTATGCTGTTCCCAGATGAAAATGCTACCTCTACCACAGAGTATGAGACACCCTATCAGAGCATTGGGGCTAGGGGCGTTAATAACTTAGCGGCTAAAATTATGCTGGCTCTCTTTCCCCCTAATGAACCATTTTTTAAATTGGAGTTGGGGGACACGGCAAAACAGCAGGTAGCACAGCAGGGGGACACCTCAGCAATGACAAAGATTGACAAGCTCATGGGGGCCATTGAACGCCAGCTAATGGACTACATGGAAACTAATCGGTGTCGTATCACTATCAGTGAGGGTGTCTTACAGCTCATCGTGGCAGGTAACTGCTTGCTGTATCTTCCCCCTCAGACAGGCGGTATTAAATTATATCGTCTGAATAACTATGTTGTGGTGCGTGATGGCACAGGTAATTGGATTGAACTGATTGCGAAAGATAGTATTAGTTATGCCGCCTTGCCACCCGAAGCACAGGCTTGCGTAGAAGGTACAGACGTTTCACCAGACAAGAATGTTGAGCTTTACACTCATGTATATCTTGCAGATGGTGAAACCTTTGAAATGTATCAAGAGATTGAAGGACAGATTATCAAAGGTAGCGAACAGGAATTTCCTAGGGATAAGGTTCCTTGGATTCCCTTGCGGCTCCGTAAGATGGATGGAGAATCATATGGCCGTTCCTATGTAGATGAATACTATGGTGATTTGAAGTCCCTGAACTCTATCAGTAAATCTATCGCAGAAATGGCTACATTATCCGCCTTTGCTTTATTCCTTGTGAATCCTTCTTCCCAGCTCCGTGTTGATAAATTGAAAGATGCACAGAGTGGGGATTTCTTCAAAGGAAAAGAAGGTGACATTACAGCTTTCCAGTTGAACAAGGTAAGTGATTTGCAGGTAGCCTATCAGCATAAGCAGGAATTACAGAGCAACTTGTCGTTTGCTTTCCTGCTGAACAGCTCCGTACAGCGTAATGCTGAACGCGTCACAGCGGAAGAGATTCGTTATGTGGCTAATGAGCTTGAGGATAGCGTAGGCAACATTTATTCTTTGTTGTCTTTGGAATTACAGTTACCGCTTGTTCAGTGTCTTATGGCTCAGCTCATGGCGCAGGGTGCGCTCCCTGATATTCCACAGGGCAGTAATGGTGTCCAGACACACATTGTCACAGGTATGGAAGCATTGGGACGTGGACACGATTTAACAAAGATTGAACAGTTCTTACAGACATGTTCGGTACTTCCTGACTTCCAACAGCGTTTAAAGACAGGCAATGTTCTTTCTCAGATTGGTACAGCACTTGGTCTTGATGCGGATGCCCTCGTCATGAGTGATGAGGAATATCAGGCCATGCAGGCTCAAATGATGCAAGCACAGATGGCACAGCAGATGGCGTCACCTATTGCGCAAGGAATGGTGAACAATAATCAACAATAAGGAGATTGATAAATAATGGATGAAAACGAAAACAAAGTAGTTGACGCTCAGCAGACAGCCACACAGCCTGAACAGGCTGTTGATAATGTAACTGTAACAACATCCTCTAATACACAGCTTTCGGTGAAAGACACAGCAGAGAATGTGGATAATGTGTTAGATGATGTTGTTAATGAGGATAATCAGCAGGCAACAGAAACACAGCCTACAGAGGAGCAGACAGACACACAGGAAGAAGCTCCGAAAGGTGAACAGACTTCCGAACAGCAGTTGACTACAGCCCACAATGCCCTTGATAGTGCTGAAAAAGATTTAGTAAGCAAGGGTGTAGACTTTGCAGGTCTTGAAAATGAATACATGAATAATGGTGGACTCAGTCAACAGTCTTACGAAACACTTGAGAAAGCAGGGTATCCTAAAGCTGTTGTTGATGGGATGCTTGCAGGTTGGGGAGCCGCTTCCGCTCGCTTTGTAAATGATGTCTATGCCCTTGCAGGTGGGCAGGAAGACTTTGCACGTATTCAGCAGTTCGTGTCTTCCCAGAATCAGGATGTCATTAATGCATTTAATGCTACCTTGGACAGTGAAAATCTCATGCAGATTCGCATGACCCTTGACGGTATCAAAGGCCAGATGGTGAAACAGTATGGCACTCAGCGGCCTTCCATCGTCGGCAATGCCGCTCCGTCTGTAGACCGTAGTGGTTATGAATCGACGGATGAAATGATTAAGGATATGGCTGACCCTCGGTATCAGAAAGACGCAAAGTTTACACGTGAAGTGTATCGAAAAGTTAAATACTCTAAATTGTTTTAGTAAATTGTAATAGCCAATACAATTTTGCTGATTAAGACACTCCATAATTTTGGGTGTCTTTTTCTATATAATTTTCTATATAATTTTCTATTTTGAAAGGTGGATGATATTAATTATGGCAGATATTAAAATTGCAACTCCTATGGCGGTTGGTACTCGGGTAACCACAGATTCCGACAAACTCGCCCTCGCCCTTAAAGTATTTAGTGGTGAAACTCTCACGGCATTTGCACGTGCTTCCGTAACGAATGGTAAATTTATCAAACGTACAATTCAGAGTGGTGAAATCTAAATGCGGAATTGCCTCTCTTTAAACACTCCTTTAACTGCTGGAATATCTCGCGAACAGAAAGAGACAACTAGCAACGAAGCCTTGCTGACAAGTAAGGAACGTTCAACGACTATCCCGAAAGGGAGTAGGACGAAGCCGTCCGAAATGGGGAGTGAGAATACAAAGATATGGCACTTTATCAAAAAGTACCAGTAGTATTCTTGAAGATATAGTCTCAGCTCATAGGTGACTATGAGGTGCAAATGCACACACAAGGGGTAGCGTCCTTGTGTAAAGATAACTGAAATCCGCTCAGTTCCCTGTATTTGGTCGTACTAAAGCACATTACCTGAAAAGTGGTAAGAGCCTTGACGACCTTCGTGAAAACATTCAGCAGGGTGAACGTACCATTGTTATTGATGGTCTGTTGACGACGGACTGCTTGGTATTTGACCTTGACGAATTTATCGCACATTATGATTTCCGTTCTCCGTATGCTACACAGCTTGGCGAAGCACTGGCAATTTCCATGGATGCTTCTATTCTCGCAGAAGTAGCTAAGGAAGCGTTGAACAACAATGAAAACGTCGCTGGCCTTGGTAAAGGTGGCGTCGTTGAAAAGAAACTCGCAACGGGTTCCACACTTGGCATTAACAAAGAAACGGGTATCGCAGTCCGTGACATCCTGCTTGAAGTAAAGGCGAAAATGGCGAAGAACTATGTTCCGCAGGGTGATCGTTATTGCTTTGTTGCTCCTGAAATTCACGCCGCACTGGCAACGAATCTCGACTTCTTGAACAGCAATTATGGTGCCGCCGCTACGCTGACTAATTCCAATATTATCAGCATGGATGGCTTCCAGATTATCGAATGTCCGCATCTCACACAGGGTGGGGATGACCCGACAAATACCATTCAGGGTGATGGGCATGCGTTCCCGTCTACTTATGCAAGCAAGTCTCCGCTTTTGATTTGTCACAAATCTTCTGTTGGTGTCTTGTCCCTGAAAGACATTAGCTTTGAAACAGCGCGTCGCGCTGAATATCAGGCAGACCAGCTTATTGCTAAGTATGCTATTGGTATTGGTGGTCTTCGTCCTGAATCTACCTTTATGGGTGTTATTAGCAATCCTGCTTAATAGATTGTTGATAGGTGTAGGGGAGTGTAATGCTCCCCTTTTTATTCTTTTAAAGGGAGTGAAAAGATGCTATTTGTATCCACAGAGTTAGACGCAATCAATCTGATTCTTTCAGGCATTGGGGAAGCTCCTGTCAATAGCTTAACAGAGAGTGAATCTATTGATGTTGATAATGCACGTAGTCTGCTTGCTACGGTGTCTCGGAACATTCAGCGTCAAGGATGGCAGTTCAACACCCTGACAAATGTAACTATTATGCCAGACACCCACAGCAAAAAGATTCGATATAATCCCTCATGGATAAAGCTTACAGCGACGAATGGTGAGGTCTATGTAAAACGTGGGGATTTTCTATACAACCTTACAGAGAAGACAGACACCTTCAATGAAGAGGTGCAACTTACCATTATTGAAGCCGTTGACTTTGAGGATTTGCCCGATGAGTTCAAAACATTCATCACAGCAGAAGCGGCTATTTTCTTTCAGGAACGTTATCTTGGTGACGAAAATGTATCACAGGAATTACGTATTGAAGAATCAAGAGCTTATGCGGATATTGTACAGTATTGTATAGACACAGGTTCCAACATGTTTCAGACCACAGGGATGCAGAGTGCATTGGAAAGGAGATAAGACACCATGTTATACTCACAGAGCATTAAGAACTTTGTACAGGGTGTGTCTCAACAGCCACCACTCTTACGGTTCCCTGAACAGCTTGAGGAGCAGATTAATGGTTTCTCGACAGAGGTTTCAGGGTTACAGAAACGTGTCCCTACAGTCCATCTAAATACACTCACAGGATTGAATCTTACCAAAGGCAGTAAACCTCTTGTTCATTTCATTGACAGGGATAAGCAACAGAAATACATGGTTGTCTTCGCCAATAACACTGTCAAGATTTATGACATGAAGGGTAACGAAAAGACTGTCAACATTGAAGATGATGCTTATTTAGCTACCAACACTCCTCGTGATAACTTACGAGTTATGACAGTAGCTGACTACACTTTTGTACTGAACAATACAAAAACAGTGCAGTTGTCCAGCAAGAAGTCACCAGACTACTTTAGTAATCAGGGTAGTATGTTGTATGTGCGACAGGGGCAGTATGGACGTACCTATCAGGTTTGGATTGATGGTGTGTCTAAATGCGCATGGACAAGCCCAAATGGGGATGCCGCTGAACAGACGAAGCAGATAGACACCAATTACATTGCAGACCGTATCAATGAACAGCTCAACAATAACGGGGTGTCTACAGAACATCATGATAATTGGATTCGTATTTGGAGTGACGGTCTTGTTCAGACAGCCGACGGTTTCAACCATCAGGCACTTATTAACTTCAAAAAGTCGATTCAGCGTTTCAACTTGCTTCCTGCTACGGCTCCTGATAACTATTGTGTCAAAGTCAAAGGCGACCCGAATGGAGCAAGTGCAGGCAGTTATTACGTAAAGTATTCAAAAGATAGCAATGTATGGGAAGAGTGTGCTTGCCCAAACATCAACATTGAGTTTGATAAGACAACCATGCCCCATGCCATCATCCATAATGCAGATGACACTTTCACATTTAAGGCTCTTGATTGGGATGAACGAAAAGTCGGTGATGATGATAGTAACCCTGCTCCATCTTTTGTAAATCATACCTTGTCCAGTATCTTCTTTTATCGTAATCGCCTAGGTGTTACCTCTCGTGAAAACATCATCATGTCTGAATCAGGGGAATACTTTAATTGGTGGATGACAACAGCTAATGACCTGTTAGACACAGATGGGATTGATGTCCCAATTACATCCACAAAAGCGAACCTGATTAATTATTGTGTTGTCTTTTCAGAAGACCTTTACGCTTTCTCGAATGACACACAGTTTATTATTCGTGCTGATTCCACCTTGACACCGAAAACAGCGTCCCCAACAGAAATTACACAGTTCAATAGCTCTCCTGACTGTCAACCAAAGGTAGCAGGGAAGAACTTATATTTCCCTTCTGAACATGGTGATTTCTCTACGATACGTGAATACTATACGGTTCAGGATATTTCACAGATGAAAAATGCACAGGACATTACATCTCACATCCCAAACTACATTGAATCGGGTGTCTATGACATTATTACATCTACGGCTGAAAATGTACTGTTCTGTCTGACAAACAAGGCGACAGACACCATTTACCTTTACAAGTATCTATTCGCCAATGAAGAACGTATTCAGTCCTCGTGGTCTAAATGGGTCTTTGATGGTGAGATATATGGTGCAGGTTTCATCGGCAGTTATTTGTATCTTCTCATGCGTAGAGGGACACAGATTACCATGGAGCAAATGGACTTCTCTGTAAATATCAAAGAGTTTGACGATACCGAAGTATATCGTGTTTACCTTGACCAGAAGAAAGTTATGGACAATGGTGTCTATGATGATGTAGCTGAAAGAACAAAGTTTGACCTCAAGGCTCTTTACGCCTATACAGACACCACACCTTTGCAGAGCATTTGTGTAGTTACTCATGATGGTGTCTTGCATGAAAATCTGAAAGCAGATGATGCAGGGTGTATCTATCTCGATGGAAACTTTGCAGGAAAGAAATTGATAGTTGGGGAACCTTATTTGTTTAAGGCTGTCTTCACAACCTTCTACCTTAAAAAGAACGACAATGGAAACATTAGCTCCTATGCAGAAGGCAGGACACAAATCAAGAACATCCATATCAATTATGATCATACAGGTTTCTTGGCTTGCAGGGTGTCTTACCTTGGGAGCAAAGAATATATGTATCGGATGACAAGTAAGATTCTTGGCACTTCTTCTGCTCGCTTGGGCAAGAAGCAGAATGAAACAGGAAAGTTTGATGTTCCTGTTCATGCAAAGAATGAATCCGTTACGATTGCAGTTGAATCAGACATGCCAGTTCCCCTCTCTATTGTAGGGCTGAATTGGGATTGTCTATACACGACACGAACAAAGGGGGTATAGCGAATGTGTACCGTAGCACTTAGTTATGGTATTTCAGCTCTTAGCTCTTTGTCTAAGCAGAAAGCAAGTAGGGCTGAGATTCAGAATCAGATTGATGCCAACAATCAGACCGCAAGGGGATTGCTCCAGTCTATGAACTATACCTTTCAAAATTATGAAACACAGCGTAGGGCCGCTTTCGCCGCTCAGATTGATGCAATGACGAAAGACAGGATGAACGCTCATAGACAGGAAGCGTCTGTTAAGGCCGCTGTCAACGAAGAGCTGGCAGGGGGTGGCAGAACAGCTAACTTGATTAATCGTAGTATTCGTGCAGATGAATCCCGTGTTGCTTCGCAGGCGCAGGCTAATTATCAAAATAAAATGGATGAAATTGACCTCAACAAAGAAGCGGCACTTATCTCTACACGTAATGCTATCAATAGTATTCCGTCGGTTGAAACACCCTCTTATCTTACACAGGGTATGGAAATGTTTTCTGATTTCATGCAGACCTATAATACCTTACAGGGCATTAAGAGCATGAGAAAGAAAGCAGGTGTCAACTGTGGACATGGAAAGACACTTGATAGAAGTACAGGTGACATTAGACCTGTAAATCTCGACCCCTATATCCACAGTGAAGATATTCACAATACAGGGATTGGGACACGAATTGTAGACCTTGACGAAGCGTCTGCAAAGTATGACAGTATGAATTTATTCAATCCTCATGGCCTTTTTGCAAGCAATGCTATCAATGGTTACTTTAGTGGTGACATGAGCAGTGACTTGTCTTATGATTGGTCTAATGGGGGTATTTCAAGGAGAGGTGCTACATGGCGAAACGGATTGCTAGTGCTGTAGGCACAGAAATGCAATTTATGCCGCAACCTGATGCAACATATCAAGAGCGTTTGACAGAGGTACAGGGTGTTAGAGGTACTAACCCCTCGTCCTCGTCCGCTTCCATGGTTGCAAGTGCGGCTAATAATCTCAATAGTAGTTGGTTGTCTTTCATCACAGACCGTGAGAAACGCATGAATGAAGAGGGCCTTACAGAAGCCAACAGACTCATTGCATCCACGACAGAGGAAGACAGACAGAAACTCAATACACTTGACATGGCCTTGACATATGGCTATGGGAATAATTTAGATAATCCTTATTTTATCGCATATAGTGACAAGTTGCGTGGACAGGCTTTAGGCGACTCCGCAAAGCTTGCGTACACAGAAGAATTTGGGGATAGTCCTGCACGTACTCCCGATGAGGAAGTGAAGCGGTATGACGACTTTGTACAGAAGTATCGACAGGGCTTCATTGACAAAGGACTCATTGATAATAATGTGTCTTTTGAGCAGGGATTCAATGACAAGAATATTGAAAATCAGCAAACGTTGATGAGTAATCATGTTCAGCGTGATATTGAAGACAGAATCTCTGAAACCTTCAATAACATTAAGTCTGAACTGGGGAATCTTACTTATGATGCTCCTACTATGACTCGTGATGAACAAGTACAGAAGCTAACAGAGATTTTCAATCAGAGCCGCTTGATGGGGCTGAATCCTTCACAGCGACAGACACTTGTTGATAATTTCACCAAAGAAATAATCACAACAGGGACAATCAAGGACTTTAAGGACTTTAAAGCTACTATCCTTGACCGTGTTCCTGTACAGACACGCTTGGATGGGACTACGCAGACCATGGGTGACTTAGTAGATACCATGGAGTTAGACACCCTAAATGTTGCCTATCGTAAAGCTCATATAGAAAAATCAAAGATGGATTTCCTAAAAAAATATGGCAAAGACAAAGACATGAATCGTGTCTATACCGATGCCATTAAAATGGGGCAGGCTGGTAACCGTTCAGATCGTGATAATGCTGAAATTCTTACAGGGATGCTACCTCAAATTGAGAGCCTTCAAAATCAGTATAAGGCCACACAGGCTCGTATGGCTAAGGTGGCGGCTAAAGGTGTTAAGACAGCCGCTAAATCACAGGCAAGCACTGCTTCGGCTATGGAAAACATTCGAGCTTTCATGGAAGATGATAATCCTGTAAAAGATGGTTACGGTAGTTCTATTGGGAAACCTTTAGTCGGTGGTAAGGCTGTTGATTCGGGTACGATTCTTAGTGCTTTTCAGAATTACGAAAATCAGATTATTAATAGTGATGCTGATGAAGACACAAAGGCACAGAAGCTTATGAAGCTCTACACTTATTCGGGGGTAAGCAACGTAAAAGAGCAACTTGTGAATAGTGTTTTACAGACCGTTAACAGTGCCACAGCAGATAGTGTTGAAGCGAATGGCGTCCCTAACTCCATCATCTATCTTGTAAAGGCACGCAACATCAATCATGGTCAGTTTGCAGGTGCTTTTGGTAGTAAGGTTGACGCCGCTATTGGAGCGATTGTGAACTTCTCCCATGCGTCAGGTGAAGAAGATGCAGACAATGCACTTGTTAGAGGGTATGCCAACTATTGTCGTATTAAAGACACCAGTGAACAGGATAAACAGAACTATATGTCGCAGATTAGAAGCATTGCCGCAGGTGGTTGGTCTATCGGTGGTATGGAAAGTTGGAATAGTGAAGGTAGTACGGCCCCTGATATTTCATGGGATAATCCACAGATTGCAGAAACAGTAAAGGATAGAGCTTTGATGTATAACTTAGCTTATCATGACCCTCAAGCCGCTTTAGATTCCGCGTGCAATGACATTAGGGATGCTTATGCTTACTATCATGGGGCAGTCTTTCCTAAGAACTGTTTCAATAGTGGTTTGTCTCCCTCTACAGAAAATGCATTTGCAAAACAATCTCTTGATGCTCTTTGCTATCAATATGCAAGTAATTGGGGGGTGTCTGCTGAGGATATTAATGTATCCTACGATGAAGCATCTAATACGTGGTCTTTCTCAGAGAGTGCGAACGGAAACTATACACAGCTTTCTGGCTCTGATATGGCTAATGAAATTCAATATGTTGCTTCTTATGTTCCACCTACACCGACGAATAGTACAAGTGGTGGAAATTCTGATACAACAGAATATGTATCTACTGCCGTTGGTTCTAATGGTGTAACAGAAGAACAGGCACAAGATGTAGCTGAACATTCAGATTCTGTTGCAGATGTAATCAAAGAACAGGCACGGAGTGCATGGCATTGGATTACAGGAAACTAGAAAGGAGATAAGACACAATGGCAGTTTCAAATAACATGGCCCTTGTCTATAATTGGTTTGTCCAACATGGATATTCACCGACATTAGCCGCGGGGTTCGCCGCTAACTTTGCAGTTGAAACGGGCGGCGGTGAGGACATCAATCCTGACATTACGTCCCCTAATGGTGCTTATGGTGTTGCACAATGGCTTGATGAAAGTAGACAGACGAATTTCAGAAACTTCATGGATGAACATGGATATGATTCCAAGGACATTTATGCACAGTTAGAGTTCGTTGATTGGGAGCTTCATAATACAGAATCACAAGCCTTGAAAGAAATTTCTAACTCTGACTTGTCGAGTGCTGAAAGTGCCGCCGCCGCTATTGCGGATTACTATGAACGTTGTCAAGGACAGGCACTAGACCAAAGACAACAGGTAGCAGGTGAGGTCTATTCAAACCTTTATGGGGGCGAAAGCTATGATGCGTCTGCTACAGGTTCTAGTGAATCCAGTAGAGGGGGGGCAGACACAGAAGACTACACTTCCTATCTTCCTGAGGACATGAAGGGTATCGACGGTAGTATGTATCAGCGTTTAGGGATGCTATTCAAAAAGGCTCAGGAATTGGGTGTCTCTCCTATTCTGACAGCAGGTGCTGATGATGATTCACACGCAGAAAACAGTTGGCATTATAAGGGCCTTGGTGCTGATATTGCATGGGATGGTTTGCAATGGGGGGATGATACCTTATCTGCTCTTGCGGACTATGCGCGTTCATTAGGCTTTCAGGAAGTTATTAGTGACCCGCATGGTACAGGCCCACACCTTCATGTGGCTAATCCTGATTTATCAAAGGAAGTCAATGCTATCTTAGGGCCTAAACAGGACACAACCACTTTTGGTGAGGGTGTCTTTACCCCTAAGATGCAGAACATGGTGAGTCCTGAAATACAGGCTCTTGCAGATGCAAAACTACAGATGCAGAAAGCCTATGAAGACTCCCTGAAAGAAAAGCCTTCTATCCTTGAGGGCATTTGGCATGACTTCAAGCGCAGTGGGAACTTTGCGTATGAGTTTGTTGATGCACTGTACACTGACCTATTTCACAGTGACCTTGATGCATTTGGCCGTGATAAGATTACTGATGCAGACCGTAATTACATCAAAGCCGCCATGGGTAGTGGTAATGAAGCAGAAGCACAATGGATTATTGATAATGCGAAAGACCCCGCCCAGTTGTATTACCTATTACAAAAGAAGTCCGCTGAGATGGCCGAAGACACAAAGTACGCCGCTTACTATAATTCGGTAGGCGCACATACTCTTGGCACTGTCTTAGGGGCTGTCTTAGACCCCCTGAACGCACTTCCTGAATTGAAGGTCTTACAGGCAGGGAAGATTATGAAGACACTTGGGGGCGTGGTGAAAGATACACGTATCATTGATAGTGCCGCTAAAGCTTCTGCTGAAAAGATTCTCAGTGCAGGGGGTGCTAAAAGAATTGGGGACACAGCATTAAATATGGCCGCTTTGGGAGCTATTCAGCAACACGCCGCTAATCTTGGTAATGGTATAGATGACAGTATCGCAGGGGCCGCTATGATTGCAGGTATTTCAGGGGGTGTATTACGTACCCTCGGAATGGCAGGAAAGAACTTGTTCCATAAAGACCCTGCTGTAGCTAATTTAGCCCGAACAGCTGATAGGATTGAAGCGAGTGCCGCTCGTGAAGCAGTGGGACTCAAGACACCCTACACCATTATGGATACAAAGGAAGCCGCTTCAAAACTACATGATGCGGAATACTTCACGAAGCAGGAAGGAAAGATTGCAAGTTCCGTAGCAGAGCGTGATGATGTATTTGCACTGTCGCTGGCAGATGCAAAGAAACTTGGAGCTTCCATGGGTATCAAAGTGTCTGATAATACGAAAGGATTCTTTGTTCCTCATGGTGATTATACCGTAGTAGTCAAAGATAACATCAATGGAGCTAAAGAATTAGATGGTGTCTTGGCACATGAAATTGGTGTCCATCAGTCTTTGAAAGACACCATAGGTACTGACCGCTATCAGTCCTTGATGGATTTTGTGTCTACTCAAGCAAAAGACACAACATCGAAGTTTGCACAGGCCGCAAGACTCGCCAACAGCACAGACCCCGAAGAGATTCTTGGTTATGCCATTCAGCACGATATGTTGAGTCGTAAATCAAGTCATTCCTTGGTGTCTAGTTTCAGAGAAGGGCTAAAGGAAATAGGTTTTGGTGATAAATCAAGATTCACCAACAACGAAATTCTCGATATGGTAAACACGGCTGTACGCTATCAGAGTTTGAAGAAGCAGGGTATTATTGTCAATCCCGATGGGAGCATTGTTCAGAATGGTGTCCATTTCTCGAAAGACAACATGCTTGCACCTGAAAGTCTTCTTGACTATGAAAAGAGTGCAGACGCGCTCGCACAAGAACGAAAAGGAAAGACAGCCTTTGAAAAGACCGTCAATACCTTATCGGGATGGATGGATAACAAATTACTTACCCGTACTCCGTATGGGGCCGCTTATCATTCTCCATCCATGACGCTTGCAAAGAAAGCTTCTGAATTATGGGAAGACGCACAGCGGCGTGGGACATATCGTAACGGTTCCAATATGCCCTCTGCCGAACGTATGAAGGACTATCTCATGGGACAGTTTGATAAGTACAAAGGTGAGATTCTTGATGCTCGTAAAGAATGGATTCGTGACCACTATGGAACAATGGGTGTCATTAATCCTTTCCGCAAGGGGGATGCTCATAGACAAGAATTTGATAAGCTTGTAATCGATAAGTTCAACAGCTTGTCGAAACAGCAGACACACATTAACATTGATGATAAGATGGTAGACCAGAATGTCATGAAGGCCGTCAAGTCCTTGCAGGGTCTTTATGATGCGCGCATTGACCTTGGTAAAAATTCGTCCTCATTGTTTGGTGGGATGCCAGACCGAAACTTGATAGAGGATGAATGGTACACTGTTGATGATGAATTTCATCGCTTGGTTGACCCCGATGCTTATAGGTCTTTCGTGTCTTATTTCACCACAACAGGCGACAAAGGTGCTAAAGAGTTTTTAGAGAACTATGCATTGTCCGCTTCCAACACGCCAACTTCTCGCAATCTCATTGGAGAAATGATAAAGCGTGAACGAGTAATGGCACTCCAGAAACAGATTGCAGATGATGAAGCATACTTGAAATTAGCGGACATACCCTATTTACGTGTACATGGCCCTAAGAGCAAATTAGCGAAAGTAGAGAAGGTGCAGGAAAGACTCAAGGAATACAAGAAGAAGGTCATTGAAGACCCGACGGATGCAGAGATTGCTGAGTTCCGCAAGACAAAATGTAAAGAGTGGGCAGACAACATCATGCAGCCTCTTGAGGATAAGTTAGATGGTTTAGACACAGAGGGTGCTTCCTCGAAATTGGGTGATTTGAATTTCTTCCGTGGGCGTCTCCCGATGGACACAGGTATCGTCATGGATATTAAAGATGCAGAAGGAAATGTAGTAAAGCCCTTCTCCTTTGATAATGACCTTAGATATTATGACCTTGAACACACACTGAACAGAACGAATAGACGTTTTGCAGGGGAAGCGGCTGTTAGAAATGTACTTGGTACATCCAATGAATATGGAGCTTTCGTGAAGAAGGTACTTCATGAATTGCGACTTGCTTCCATGGGGAATGATGGGCGTATCAACAGTTCCACAGCTGAAAAAAATAAACGGTGGTTCTTAGACAACATTGCTCGACTCCGTGGGATGCGTGACCACTACGAACGAAACATCTATGATGAAGGTTCAGCAGTCACAAAGATTCTCAACAACTTTGCATACTTCAAGCGTGGTGGCTCGATGGGATGGAACCAGTTAGGCGACTTAGGAGGTGCTATTGCCTATGGCGGGCTGAAACAGGTATTTGGTGTCTTCAATCCCTTGCGGAAATTCGTACAGGATGTACGTCTAGGGAAAGCTAACTCTAGGATGGTTGAAGACCTCTCATGGCATGTCTTTGGAGAACCTGTTGAACGTTACATCTTTCGTGGTAACTGGGGTGACATACAGACACGAAATGCCTTGTCTAAACGTGGAGTTGGAATGGACAACCTATTGATTAGTGCGGCTGATATGACACACAATCTAGGAAAGTTCACTTCACAGATTAACATGCTTGGTCATATGACAGACACAATGGTACGTTCTGCACGTAGTGCGGCAATTACAGACTCAATCCGCTGGGCGCATGGAGAAACCTTTAATGCTTTGCGCAACCCATTCAGTAAAGCAAACATTAAGGCTCTTGGTAGACCTGTAGACATTGCACAGCTGAAAAAAGACTTGCAGACATATGTAAAATGGGATGGCAAGAAAGGAACTGTTGCAGAAGGTTTTGATGTAGATGCATGGAGAAAAGAAAGACCTGATACCTTTTGGGCTTGGTATGATCTGATTCAGAATCAGGTAGAAAAGAGTGTCTTATTAAGTTCCTCAGAAGGGAACCGTAATATGCTGAAAGACACAAATTATTTAATGCGCCTTATCATGATGTTTAAAGACTTCAATATGCGCTCAAACAATGCTCAGTTTATGCGAATGATTCAACAGCATGAAGCGCAGGATGCCATGGCTTTTGCATTATCCCTTATGACCAACACAGCCGCTTTCGCCGCTCGTAATGGGGCGAAAATAGCCGCCTTGTACGCATTGGGACAAACGGATGCCGCTAACTACATCAAGGAAAACTACTCGAATGATAAGGCTCTTGCGAAGGCCGCCTTTTTCCGAACAGGTTTCTTGTCGCCTATGGGTGTTGCTAATGACTTCTGGGAAGCTGGTACAGGTGCGCCCACAATCAGAACAACAGTATCTCAGTATCGTAACAATCCCCCTAAAGACTTTGGGGATTTTGTAGGGAATAGTGTCCAGCAGTTACCTGCCGTTGATACCTTGTCGGATATGACATGGAAGCCAATTCGCAGTGCCTATCGTCTGGCTACCAGCAAGGGGACACAAAGGGATTTACGGACACTATTAAATCTGGCTCCTATTCCTGATTTTATCCCATATACACAAGCTATAGACACCTTGGCTAAATTAAATAGTTTGAAAGCTAAATAAAAAGGAGAGTGATATATAGTGGCAAACATAACAGGCTTTAAAGCTCGTGTGGAATATGAAGTTACCAATGGGACACAAACGACTTATACGTTCCCTTTTTCATATCTCCGCAAGAAGTTTGTCCTGGTGTCTATCCTTCACTCCGATGCTACGGAGACAGCATTGGAGTATGGGGTAGACTACACAGTCAATGATTTATCCGTGTCTTTGACCACACCTGCACAGGTTGGAGAACATATCATTATTTATCGACAGACAAGTACAGATAAGATTGTTACGTGGAATGATGGTTCTATTCTACTTGCACGTGATATGAACACAGAAGATGCTCAGATGCTTCATTTGCAGGAAGAACAACAGGACTATATTACAGCTCATGCTATTTCTACGAAAGTAACGAGTGATAAAGAGGTTCTTTGGGATGCATTGAATCATCGTGTCGTTAATGTAAATGACCCCAAAGACCCTCAAGACGCCGTAACGAAGAACTACATGGAAACGGTTCAGGGTGGATTTGTAGCGGCCAATACAATTTTGGTACAGGAAGCAACTAAGCAAGCAAACGCCGCAAAGTCTTCGCAGGAAGTCGCTAAGACCTCAGAGACAAATGCGCATACTTCTGAAACCAACTCCGAACTCTCTCATCAAAAGGCAAAGAAGTGGGCAGAAGCTACGGATTCTCCTGATGGGGAAGTGGATACGGACAGCACGACAGGAAAGACACAGAGTAGTCGTAGTTGGGCCTTGTATAGTAAGGCAAAAGCACAGGAAGCGGCAACGTCTGCAACGAACGCTAAGACATCGGAAACAAACGCAAAGGCTTCTGAAACCAATGCGAAAACCTCGGAAACGAAAGCGGCTACGTCGGAAGCTAATGCAAAGGCTTCTGAAACCAATGCTAAGACTTCTGAAACTAAAGCCAGTGCAAGTGCATCTTCAAGTGCATCTAGTGCGAGTGCGTCTGCTACGAGTGCCACTAATGCGAAGACCTCGGAGACAAATGCCGCCAACAGTGCGAAACAGGCCGCAGAGTCAGCAGGTGTCTTTCAGGACTTTAAGGGGGCCACAGCGTCCTCAGATGGTCTTGGCGGTAAAGTTCCGAAACCATTAGCAGGTGAACAGGAAAAGTATTTAAAGGCGGATGGTACTTGGGGAGTTATTGATATTCCATCTGGTAACTTCGTGACTACAGATACACAGCAGATTATAACAGGGTTAAAAACTATTGATAACCAACCACTTGTGTTTACAGGAGGTAATTCTTTTGTTCCTCAACAATACCAAGCGGCTGTATATCACGGAACTGCAGATGATGGTGTTCTTGGTGTAGGCCCTTTAAATTTAACACTACAAACATGGTATGGTGTGTCTATTGTAGATAGTTGTGTACACAAAGCTCCTACCATAGCTTTCGATGCACGTACAGGACGAATCACTACAATACTAGGAGAAGCTGTTCTTTGTTCTTCAAATATGCAAATATCCAATATATATATAGGTAATTTATCTTTTGCGAACTACACAGAAAGAACCATAACATTTGAGCATCCCTTTGATACTGTTCCCCTTATACAGTGGTTGAATGGCTCGGTAGATACTGTGGCTAATAGTAGGATGAAGCTGACCGTAACAAAAATAGATAAAACAAGGGTAACAGTTAAGTTTACAAATGATAAAGCTAACCGCGTTGAAAATGGTTGGGGTTATCTTATGGCAACCGGAAGGAGATTATAAATGATAGGTGCTAAAATTTACAAAGAGAATATAGATTGGATAAAGTATAAAGAAATTGCTACTTGGTGTAATGAACAAAAAATACCCACAACCATAAAAGATATGGGAGAATATTATGAAGTGGTTGAAGTGAAGGGAGAAGAATATAAAGATCCAATAGCTCCAATAGTGTCTGAACGCATTGCTGTCCTCGAGGACGCTGTAAACACCTTAATGGAAGGAGTGGCTACGAATGGCTAAATATTTGGCGTACCAGATTATCTTACATAAACTGATGTATAACAACATTATTGCAAGGTTCCCTAAGTACAAAGAAGATATTGATAAGGTGCTTGATGATATGGGGTGGATGATTGACACCGAAGGGAACTGCGTAGGGAAGAAAGCGGACTAAAGGAAGATGAAAAAAATGAAACGAGGTACACTACACAAAATGATTAACACAGTATGGAATTTATGGACAGCCACAGAGATAAAGATTGGCTGTCTTTTTTCTATTGCTTGGTTGTGTTTCAATCAGCTTGTGGGTGGCGTGGATGAGCAGATTAATGCCTTGGTTGTCCTTGTGGCCTGTGACATTCTCACGGGCCTTTGGGCTTCCTTTAAACTTCACGCCTTTGCAAGCTCGATTGCAACACATGGCCTGTATAAGAAGGCCGCTATGTTCCTTATCATTGGGATGGGTGTCTTATTAGATTCTGCCATGAATACTCATATGGTACGGACACTTTTTATTGGAGCTTTCGCAATCGTGGAAGCTTTAAGTATTGTGGAAAATATTGACCGTGTTGGTTATGGTCAGTATATTCCTAGTTTTATTCGAGATGCTTTAGCACAGATTGCACATGAAAAGAAGGTGGACAAGTTAGATGACTAGTAAAGTAATTGACGTTTCCTATTATCAGAAAGATATTGATTATGATGCCGTGGAAGCCGCTGGCGTACAGGGTGTCATTGTTAAAATCTCGGAAGGTTGTACAGAAGAAGACACATGGATTAGACACGTAGAGGAATGTAAGACACGGGGTATCCCTTGGGGTGTATACTGCTTCTCCCATGCTCAGACACCTGAAAGAGCAAAAGAAGAAGCACAGACAGTCTTGGAACTACTTGGTGCTGATGTACCACCTATGGGCATTTGGTACGATTGTGAAGCCGATGAATGTTTTGCAGAAGGCGTAGACACCACAGATATTTGTTCAGCCTTTATTGTCGCTTGCAATGAAGCAGGACACAGAGCAGGGATTTATACCTCTACTTTGAAATGCACAGATTCCATGACAAACTCCATTCGGCCTAACTTGCTTGCTGACTATGTACCGTATTGGATTGCAGATTATCGTGGATACAACGGGTTTTCGCAGGACTACCCTGATAAGCATGTAGCAGGCTGGCAGTGGAGCGAACATGAATATATTGGAGACACAGAAGTGGATATGAATGAATGGTATGAGGAGTTGAAAATGGATGAAGACAACAACAACAAAAAATATACTGCAAAAGTGGTTCTTGTGTCTTTCATTATTGGTGTGCTTCTGTGCCTTTTCGGGTGTGTCTGCTTCTACAGTACACGCACAGAATCCACAGAAAGTCGAAATGTCAATCGAACAATTCAACAGCTTACAACAGATGGTGACAGAGCTACAGAAGCAGTCAACGGAGCAGAAACAGGACTCTCAGAATCTCAAGACACAGCTGACAGAATCTCAGAAAGAGCTGACGAAAGCGCAAGTGTACTTGACCGATTACAAGCAGAACTTGACAGAATTGCAGAAGCAAACGGACTCACTGAATAAGACGACAAAGCGGATGGAAAGACAACGTGATTTAGCTTGGGTTGTTGCAGGTGGCTTATTAGTTTGGGGATGCAGTCGCTAAAAAACGTTCTGTATGCCCCTGTAAGGCGTTTTTAAAGCCCTCTAGGTATAATCACTAGGGGGCTAATTATTATAGAAAGAAGTTGATAATATGGCTAATTTTAACATTCCACAGGAATTGATTGACCGCTTGGCAACCGAAGAAGTACAGGCCCTCTTAGAAGGGCTTGAGGATGAGGAACAGCGTAAAAATCCTACCTTCCTTGCAAAGGTACGACAGTTCTTGAAAGACAACGATTTCAACACTACTGTTGAGATTGAAGGTGTAAAAGAAGTCAAACAGGAAGCTTCTAAGATTCCTGACTTCATGGAACTTGTGAAAGAAGGTTGATAGTTTGAAGTGGAGTGAAGCGGATGTCCAGAAGGCACGTGAGCATTTCTGGGCCTTTGTCTACATTGTATGGCGGTCTATTGACCTTCCACAGCCTACCCCTATTCAGATTGACATTGCAAACTACCTACAGAATCCCCCTAAAGACCGTATTATTCTTGAGGGGTTCCGTGGGGTGGCAAAGTCCTTCTTGACATGTGCCTACGTTGTTTGGAGATTGTGGAAAGAACGACAATTAAAGATTTTGATTGTGTCTGCTTCTGGTGATAGAGCAGATGCAAATGCTCGCTTTATCAAGCGTATCATTCAGACACTCCCTTTCTTATCGGATATGATAGCTGATAAAGGGCAGTTAGACACACAGAATATCTTTGATGTTGGGGGTGTCGTTCCTGATATTTCTCCGTCTGTAAAGTCTATTGGTATCACAGGGCAGATTACAGGGACACGTGCAGACATTCTGATTGCAGACGATAAACTTTTATGTCGTCTTTAAACCATGTGAAAACGGTGGAACTCCTGAAAAGGACAATACCGTGCGAAGCTCTAAAAAGAGAACGTGTAACGACTATTCCGAAAGGAAGTACCATCAAGTGATGGGAAGCGCATGGAACTACATTTGTAGTTAAGATATAGTCTAATCTTTATAGTAATATAAAGCATCTTTATTTAAGAAGCATATATTAAATCGGAGATGGCATAAGCCTAACGAACTTATGTTAATAAAAAATGGTAGAAGTCCCTAAGAACTCAGCAACACAACAACAGCGTGATAAGCTTTCAGAAGCCGTAAAGGAATTTGACGCAATCCTAAAGCCAAATGGCCAAATCATATATCTAGGGACACCACAGACAGAATCTAGTTTGTACAATACCTTACAAGACCGTGGATATATTGCCCGTATTTGGCCTGTATTATATCCTCAATTATCGAGGGTAGAAGACAACTATGGAGACTCTCTTGCTCCCTCTATTTGGAATAAGTTGAAAGCCGACCCCAGTCTTGAGGGGAAGCCTACAGACCCCTTGCGATTCAATGAGGAAGAAATTGCGAAGCGTTCCTTGTCCTATGGGAAAGCAGGGTTTGCTCTCCAGTACATGCTCAATACTCGGTTGTCTGATGCGGAAAAGTATCCGTTAAAGGTGTCTGACTTGATTATTACAAATCTTGATATGAAGGAAAGTAGCCTTAAATGGGCATGGGCTAAAGGAAGGGAACAGCTATTGTCTGATATTCCCTGTACGGCCATGGCAGGGGACTATTACTACAGTGAGCTGTCCCGTAGTCCCGAAACGATGCCATATCAGACAACAGTGATGGCTATAGACCCGTCGGGTCGTGGGGCGGACGAAACAGTCTATGCTATTTTAAAGTACCTGAATGGCTATTTGTTCCTTATGGATGTAGGGGGTTTTAAAGAAGGCTATTCGGACTTGACGCTGACTCAGATGGCGAACCGTGCTAAATTCTGGAATGTGGATGTTGTAGTCCCCGAAGATAACTTTGGGGATGGTATGTTCACGAAGTTGATGACACCTATATTCAACAAAATACATCCTTGTGGTATTGAGCCTGTCACCAATAGAGGGCAAAAAGAACTACGTATGATAGACACCCTAGAGCCTGTCATGATGCGGCATAAGCTCATTGTGAATCGTCCAGTGGTCGAACAGGACTTTAAGGTCTTCCAACAAGACTATCATTATTCGCTGATTTATCAAATGACACGTTTGTGTAGGGATAAGAACGCCTTGAGTCATGATGATAGATTGGACGCCTTGACTATTGGTGTGTCTTATTTTATGGAACGCATGGATGTAGATGAAGATAGTCAACTTACTGAGCTGACAGCGGAACAGCTTGAAGATTGGCTGAATGAATCTGTATTGCCTAATTATACAAGCAACTCGCATAATAATAGATGTATAAAAGCCATTAGAGAGCTACGTGGTAATTAGACAAAAATTAATTGTGCCACATATTAACAAAAAAAGAATTGTGCCACGTACTGAAGAAAAGGGACGAAAAGTATATATAGTATATAATAGAATCTATGAGGTTCTAGCCGATGATGGCTAGTACCTCATATTTATTATTATGACAGATATGGGACTAGAGATTCTTAAATATTCTTTAATGATGATTGTTGATGATGATGATAAATCAAAGAAAGAGATTCTTAAAGATTCTTTACTATTCTTTCATATCTCAAGTCTACTAAGATTTCCTTTAGTCTACGAAAGAATCCTTAGGGCCTATTTAAATAATGATGTTGATGATTTCACCTCAACTCCTTATCATAAATAGGACACAGTGAGTTTATGTTCCTTGGTGTCTACACCTCATCACAAACGTCCTAGACGCTCTTAGACACACCCCTTGATGCATCATCTATATTATATTTGTATCTTAGCTCAAGAACGTCTTTGTCTTGCTCTTGTCATTGTGTGTCTTCTCCTTTCAGGTACGCTTAGAATTGCTTAGATACGCTTCGGACTTTGAAAAATCTAAAAAATCTGTAAGGCCTTACGTGTCGTGCTTCAGATTCCATTTACCCCCGTATGGCCCTCATTTACAGTTTACGAATATTTCTTATTACGTACTATTAGCCCTCCGAATTATTCCTGTTACGTACTATCCATGGTACGAATAGTTAGCAATACGAATAGTTCAGTGTACGAATAGTTAGCTATGCTGATATTTTTGTTTTTCAATAGTTGACCGCATCAACTGTTTTGTGTGCGAATAGTTAATGCTAAGCATTGTTTGAGGTATGAATAGTTTGTGATGTGAATTATTCGTATCTGTTTTGTTTTATATATGAATGGTTGTTCATATGTTTTGGGAGGAGTGAATAGATGTGCAGGGGTATCTGTAGTATTTTGAAATTTTGTTCATTGGTGTTTAGAACATGTGTTCTGCCATCTGTTGGTATTCTTAAAAGTATCGCTTAGACTCGCTTAGACTCCCTTAGACTCGCTTAGACTCCCTTAGAATCCTTGTAGTGGCCGATACAATCACACTATATAGTATCTAATAGAAACGATGAGAAGACACATAGACACCCGGAGATATTTATGATAAATGGCTTAATAAGGCGGTTTTTGGTGTCTTTCGCGTGTCTTCCTAAATTTTCTTTTGAAAAATGCTTGACAAAAAGGGTGTCGACTGATATACTGTACACAACGAAAGGGGGAACACAAGAAACACAAGCCCCTCAAGTTTTAACTAATGTGTATATGAGGAAAGGAAGGTTTACTATGAAAAAATTTGAAATTTTACGGATGCTCCAGACAAAAATTATTGATAACGTCAACTCTTATGACGAATACCTTGACGCAACAGAAAATCACGGTAGTTTTACCGTCGAAGCTCCAAACCTTTTCAGGGCTGTCATCACCGCTCGTAAAAGGGAAACGAAAGCTTATGATGATGCTATAGAATTTGGGGATAACTATTATTGTTATCCCGACTGGCTCGAAGTCTGGGAAGTCGGAGATGACGGTATGTATACGGGCGTCCGTCGTTATGTTTTCCCTATGTGAATGCTGTCGAAACACGGGGTCTAATCCTCGTGTCTAGGAACGGCTGGCTACCGTCCTACTGATGAGACAAGCCAACAGTTTAAAGAAAAGAGGCACTTTATTATGACAAAAATGACAAGAGAACAGGCAATCAAGAGATACGTTGAACAGTTAAATGGGGACGACCTCGCGTATTTGCTCCCGCACATGAACGGGTATGATGGTTGTTTTGAAGAAGCTCGCTATTATGACATGGATGAATTTGATGAATTTCTTTCAGGCCATACACCCATGGAGATTGCTCAACTGATTTACTTCGGGGACTTTAATCCCAATAATGATTATTTCCGATTCGATGGTTACGGAAATTTAGAATCTGCCGAATGGCCCGATGTAGTAGCGGTGGCAGAGGATTTAGTAGACGACATTATCTATCATCTTGTCAACTGCTACAATGGCGACACTCCATGGCCCGACTTAGATGACCTTGTCTACGCCGATGAGGATGCCGTCTTTAATGAAGACTTTGAAGAAGTTAATGAAGATGATGATGAAATTGATGACGATGACGACGAATAAAGCACGTTAGCTTGTGTCTTTATCAGAGGTCATAAGCCCGCCTTGTGACCTCGAATAAGGGCATTAGTACCCCTAGTTATTCAATAGAAGGAGAGGTAATTTATTATGAAATTTTATGAATTAGCACCAGACGTTCAGGAAAAACTGGTCAATCGCCAGCGGGACTATGTCACCTCGTGCATGGATTGGTTAGAAGATTTGTACCCTGTGATTACTGACAGGGTAAATGAAGAATATGGGCGTATCTTTACCGAACCATTCGACGCCCTAATGACCATTCAAGAATTTGAATGGCCTAACAATCTCATATGGTCTACCACATACACTGAATTAAACCTAGATGTTTTTTCAGAAGCACTGGGAGTTTTTGTCCCTAGCTATAATGCGCGCCTTGAATTGGCTTCTAACGGCCGTGTATGGCTGTTTTTCGGGGAATGTCAAGCGGACTCAAGTTGGAGAGAGTTCGAGGACGCTTGCACTAAACTTATGGCAGAAGTCAAGGACTTTATTCTTGACATTGTGTCTGAATTCTACGAGGAATTCACAAGCACGGCCTATATTGAAAGCCAGTTATGGGATGAAGATTTTGAGTCTGATGAATTAGATTGATGGTGTCGAAACACGGGGTCTAATCCTCGTGTCTAGGCAAGGCTGGCAACCTGCCTACTGATGAGACAAGCCAACATTTCAAGAAAGGAAAACATTATGGAATCGAAAATTTTAGTTAAACCGACAGAAAAACAGTATCAAGTTTTGCAAGACGCATTTGATTATTTCAATGAAAAGCTGTTCAAAGAAAGTCTGCCGCAGGTAATGCTCACTCTCAACCGCGAGCGGAACACATTTGGCTACTACGTTCCCTCAATCTGGACGGATGAAAAGGGCGTCGAACAATGGGGAGAAATTGCCCTCAATCCCGATTATATCCTCAAGGATGGGGAAAGAACCGACAAGGACGTATATAGTACCCTTGTACACGAAATGTGTCACTTATGGCAGGAGTATGACGGCTCCGCTCCGCGTCGTTGTTACCATAACAAGGACTTTGCGGAAAAAATGGAAACAGTTGGTCTCGTTACGTCTTCCGATGGTACGCCCGCTGGGAAGCGGACGGGCCAGCACGTTACCCATTACATTGTAGAAGGCGGGCCGTTTGATCTGGCTTTTCAGGCCATGCCGAAAGAATTGCTTATACCTTGTCACACGCTTTTTGCTCTCAAGGGAGAAGCAAAAAAGAAAATCAAGAAGGCGCGTCCGAAAACAGTCACATATTTCTGCCCAAAATGCGGCGCAACAGTAAAGGGTAAAGCAGACACCAACGTTATTTGCGGTGACTGTATGGAAAAGATGCTCGTCAAGACAGGACGAGACAGATAGAAATTGTAGTGGCCGGTACAAAAAGCAAGGGGCTGTAAAAAGTCCCTTGTGATACTGGCAGAAACGGAGAAAGAACTATGATAAAACACTATTGGCACAAAGTAGATGGATTTGTCTACATTGCTTTACTCATTGGCCTTTGTTGTCTAGCCAATTACATTGAACATTTATAGGGGGGATAATCATGATGAAAGAAGTAAGTATCGATACAGCGCGAAAAGCACATGAAAACGGACAGGCTGTTTTATTATTGGGAGATTCGTGGAATGAAAAGGATGAAATTTCTGTAGAAATTGGGGGCGAACTAGTGATGCCAACAGATGATTTTACAGAGCATCTTATTGGATACGACTTCTTGTCATGCGGGGAGCATGAACGAGTACGCTGTTTCCTCTTATGACTTTAACAAGACGCACAAGCGCACACAACTAGTTTGTGTGTCTGATTAAGGCCATTAGAGTCTTACAAGGTAGCAAGGAAAGGAATGATATTTATGTATTACGCTGAATATTGTCGCTATGGAATTAATGTCAGTTACAAGAGCATGGGCGGAAACGCTTATGACTTCTATGCTTTTCCGACAAAATCGGAAAGGGATAAGTGGGTCGAGGAAAATGAATTTAATGGCACAAATTTCGTTGCCGCTAATGTAACACGTAGAATTGTTGAAAGAGTGAGGGGAAGAGATTTCAAGGTAATTAAGAACTATTATGGCGATGGTTTGAATGTTGTCTTGCGCGCCAATGATTACTAGCAAGGCAAACGAATATTTGATACAATAATAGAATATCGAACAACTATTCTAACTCAAGGCGTGTCTTTACCAACACGGCAGGGACACGCCAATTTTATACCCTAGGTATCAAACAACTGTTCGTAGATAGATGATTGTTGTCTCTCTTTATTCTTTTTAATCAAGTGCCAACCATATGTTTAAAACACTAATAAATATTTTGTCAACCTAAAAGTTTTAATTGTGCCACATATTGAAGAAATATTAATTGTTCCACTTTGAAAGGAAGGTAAAACCATGGAAAAAATCAAAGGAACCTTGCAAGAGCAGTTAAAGCTTGAACAGGAATCGAAAGATTTTGCAGAAAAAGTATTGCGTGCTACATATGCACAAGCCATATTGAATAGCACAGCAGGAGAAACGAAAATCGGTAGCAAGTTGATGGAACATGTCTTTTCAGATTGCTACACGAACGTTAAAAACGTTTTATTTCCTCAGAAAAAGCGTGGTGTAGTTCCTAAGTATCAAGGTGTCATAAATCAGCTTAAAAGCTTGTATGAAGGCGATGAAGACACCCTTATTAAGACATGTATAACATCAACTCTAAATACCCTAATAGGTTTTGTCATGCATAACTCTAATGATACGTATGCAGATTTTAACAATACCTTACATGAGCTTGTCGCCGCTTTCACTGAAGAAGTAATGAGTTACGAATATTTAAAGCAAGCAACGCGACAGGATGGGGCTTTTTTTGAAGTAGGTCTTAAACACCGCATGAACACGACGTTCAAGGTTCAGTATGCTCGTAGGGCGTATAAAGCCATGGAATTTACGCCGCAGACTATTGATAAGGAAGGCCTTTATAAGTTAATGACTGTCATTCTTGAGGCGGTAATAAAGGGAAGCGGATACTTTGACTATCAGGTTGAAGGGAATCAAAAGTTACTCAAGGCGAATGATTGGCTGGTAGAAACATGGTCAAAAAGCATTGACATCATGGCATTGAATAGCTATAAATTCAGCCCTTGCGTTATCCCCCCGAAAGAATGGACAACGGTATGGGATGGGGCTTATTATGGAGCTAATGCACCTTTTACGTCTTTCATCCGCGCTAACTTTAATCAAAAAAATGTATTTATGACTCAATATCTCCAAAAATGCGAACAGCTTGACTTGACATGGCTTTTTAAATGTGTAAATGCCCTGCAAGCCACTCCATTCATAATCAACCAACATGTACTTGATACCATGGTGTCTATTATGGAGAACCATGGGGGCTTAGGAGGCCTTCCCAGAACGGACGAAACGCCCAAAATTCCACATTTGATTGACCCGACACCCGAAGAACTCGAAGCCCATAAAAAGCGTCTAATTGTGTATTACAAGCACGAACGGGCCAGAGTATCCAAGGTGCTGAGAACGAATACTTCTTTAGGCTGTGCAAAGAAGTACAGCCAATATGAAAAAATCTACTTCCCATGGAACTTAGACTATCGTGGCCGTATCTACCCAATGTGTCCCGCCTTGAATCCGCAAGGGGACGACACACAAAAAGCCTTACTCCTATTTGCAGACCCGACGCCCCTGTCAAATGAAGAATCATTAAAATGGTTCTACATTGCAGGCGCAGGATTCGCAGGTCTTGACAAGATTCCCTTTGATGACCGTATCAAATGGATACTTGATAATGAAGACAACATTTTACAGAGTGCCACTTCCCCTTTAACGTACACATGGTGGGACGAAGTGGCAGGCGATGAAAGCCCCTTGGAATTTCTGGCCTTCTGCTTTGAGTTTGAAAGACTGCGTGTCTATCAATCTGATCATGACGGGTCTGTTGTGGGATTCAAGTCGGGTCTTCCTATCAGTTTTGACGGAACATGCTCAGGTCTACAGCACTTTTCCATGCTCCTCGCTGATGAAATAGGGGGCAAGAACGTCAATCTAATTCCCGATGAAACTGTACATGACATTTATCAAGTTGTGTCCGATACAGTGAATGTTGTCTTGCATAAAGACGCATTAGAAGGAACAGCAGATGACTTCAAAAAAGATAAGAAAACAGGCGATTATGTACTTGACAACAAGGGCAAAAAGTGCATTGCATATGGCACAAAAGAGCTTGCGTCTGAATGGCTGATGTATGGCCGCGAAAAATTCGGTTCGGACGGTATCAAGCGCAAAGTGTGCAAGCGTTCTGTCATGACCCTTGCGTATGGTTCGAGAACTTACGGTTTCTCTGAAAACCTCAAGTCCGACATTATCAAGCCATGGATTGATGAACATAAAGACAACCCTATCTTCTTGAGTCGCTCACAGGCCGCAAACTACATGGCAGGTCTTATTTGGGACGCTGTAACCACTACGGTTGTAAAGGCTGTAGAGGGCATGGAATGGCTGAAAAAGATTGCAGGGATGATTGGCAAGAATGGGGAAGCTGTAGCATGGACAAGCCCTAATGGCTTACCTATCCAACAGAATAAATTTGTACCTAACATGGAAACGTGCCGTATGCGCTTTAATGGTGGTTTCATTCGCATCTATGTTCCCCAAGACAGCACCAATATAGACACAAGGGGGCAAGCCCAAGCAATCGCCCCTAACTTTATCCACAGTATGGATGCGTGTCACATGCAAAGGGTAATCATGAATCAAGCGGAAAAAGGAAATATCAACTTTTTCATGATTCATGATAGCTTTGGCACAGATATTGAACATGCAGGGGACTTATTTAAATCTATTCGTGCTGAATTAGTCAACATGTACAAAGACCACAATTACTTAGAGGAGTGGTTAAAAGATGTTGAGTACTTACTGCCAGAAGGAAAAGAAATACCTAAAATTCCCTCGAAGGGAAACCTAAATCTTGATGAGGTAGTCAATAGTAAGTATTGTTTTGCATAAATATAACATGATTTGTAATTGTGCCACGTAGTGAAGAGAAGAGAAAAGAACTATAAGATACTTAAAGTAACTATATATACTTAAAATTACTTTAAGATACTTATAGTTCTTTTATTATTTATTATTGATGATAATTAATAATTAATATAAATAATTTAAAT